CCGTAAGGACCGCACTGATAAATGGCATTTTTAGAAGCATAATATATATGCATTTCGGAGGAACCGGCAAAAAGTATTTTTGGGTTTTGTTGTAACATAGTTACCGCGTGGGAAATACGTTCGGGAGGATAATAATCGTCATCGTCCATATAAATAATAATGCCGCCACTACATTTGCTATGCATTAAGTTTCTCTTTTTACCGAGGGCCATTTTTTCTTCGTAATAATAATATTTTACCTGAGGAATATGGGAAACAAGTTCGCCAATAGGGTCTGTTCCGTCGTCAATAATAATCCATTCAATACGGTCTTTTGGATAAGTTTGGTGTTCGAAACACTTAATCATATAAGGTATAAAAGGTCTCCTATTAAATGTCGGAGTACATAAACTAACAAGCGGATATTTATCCTGTTGTTTTGAGGGTTTGGTTCGGCTTTTTTTCCCCATGTAATTATATTTAATTATAAATACTTATATCTAAATCTTAATTGTGCCAAAGGTATAAATTAGACCAAAGGTATAAATTAGACCAAAGGTATAAATTAGACCAAAGGTATAAATTAGACCAAAGGTATTATTATCAAAGGTATATTATTATTTCACTATTATTATTATATCAATCGTATATTGTATTTTTTATTATGTCGTCTTCTTCCGCCAACAAATACTGTTTCGTTAAAAGGTCCCATTTCTACAGGCATTTCTTCTTCGTCTTGGTTTCCCTCACTTTCGTCTCCTTCACCTCCGTTTAACCCAACATGTTTAGGTTTACTCAAAGGCCTAAAATCACCTTTTGCTTCCAATTCTCTAACCTTTTGGTCGTTAATAGGTATGGGCTTACACACTTTTACCAATTGAGGTTTGTCATTGTTAACCATTATGGGTGCTTGTTTCATATTTTGCCGTATTTTAAAGCTGAACCCGTTAGCACCCGTTTCAGGTATTTCGTTTGAATAAAGCCCCATTATGTAAGCAAACAGGATCGCAACAGCAATTCCAATAAGCGCGTTTTGTCCCAAGTATTTTATTCCATTTGACACTAAACTTAGAGTGGCTAAAATAAAAAAGAACATCTTTTTATAAGCAAATGTATCTTTAATAAAATCTTTTATTCCGTGTGTTTGAGGACCTTGTTGCTTTATTTCATATTTTGCAAACAACGGGGCTAATATTGTATACAAGGACAAGAAGAAAGGAGACACAAAAACGGAAAATAGTCCGACAGGTATCCAAAGGAAGAAAAACAATAGGAGTTTCATAATTCGTAAAAAACTTATGTCGTCTTTTGATTCCCACATGCCTTCGTTGTTCGGGTCATTTGTTCTAAATAGTTCTGGAATATGTATTACGTGGTAGGCAATACTAAAACACGTAGTAATAAACCATAATACAAACCATATTATAATACCAAACATTCCGTAAAAAAGCATAATGGCAAACTCGGGCAAATAACTTAAATAGAAGAAAAATTGGTTAATAACGAAGAAGTTTTTTGCGACAACGTTTTCGTAAACATGGGAGAAAAACAATGTAGCATTGGCAAATATTCCAGAATCAGGTGTGGCGTTTTTTTTAAGGTAGCATAAAAAACTGCCATTAAAACTGTCTAAATATTCTTGGGATAAAAACACGGCTTTTTGAGAAAGGGTTTCTTTGTTTTCCGACCAAGGAAAGGGTCTCATTATGTTTATGTCTATGGGTATGTCTTGGACTATTCGGTCAATCGTTGTATAAGGGGCTAGGTCAATGTCGTCAGGAAGTAAATTGGCTTGTGCTACCTTTGTATAGTATAAACCGATTGTTCCTATAAAAAAAACGGAGAAGCCTATGGTAAATAGGATGCTAGATAAGTAATTTTTAACAAAGGCTTTGAAATTAGGTTCAAAACTGGTTTCTTCTGTTTTTTTTTCATCAATCGCATTTGTTTCTTCTGTTGTGGACATTTGTTATAATAAATATATATTTATTTCTGGTAAATATACTTTTTTTAGACTATATTTTAGACTATAATCTAAAATATATATAATATATGGCGTTAAACTATAAATATACATTTTTATATACCTTTGTTAGTTTATGTTTGTTTTGGTTCGTTGTAAAATATGGTTCATCCATTTGTATACGTTTTTATGAGGAAAAAAGAGAACCTTTAACAAACTTTGAAACATATTCACAGCAAATAATTCCTTATCCAAAAGATGCGACTATAGATTACAATGACAGGAACTCACCACTTTATAGTCGCACAGTGGATTTACCTTTAACAGACCCAGTCAGTTGTCAAAACTTTTGCGGTCCTAAGTCACAATGTGCTTTAACGCGAGAGCAATGTACAAGCGATATAGATTGTCAAGGTTGTAATTCTGGCAAAACTCCGCAAAGTAGTTGTGTGACAAAAGATGTAGCGCCTTACGACGCAACTGGAAAATTGGGGCAACAAGGTTTAACTTATAGTCCATTGACTACGGGTTACGATGGTGAAAATAACGTTTTAGCACAGGCGTATCCGGGTTCTAAAAATGCCCAAATAAAAAAGGCATATCAAGGCGAAGATTCGTGGACACCTGCGTTTAACGCGGGTTTACAACTATATAATAAAAGGCGTGAAACAGCGGATAAATATAGCCAAGGCTTGTCACAGCAAATCCAAGACGAAGATGGGCCTTTAACAAAGTTGTCTTATTATGCGCCCAAATATCCTACTACCATTTCGGCGACAGGTGAGTTTTATGAGACGACACCTCCTGCGTCTAATTCGGCAATGTAATATTTGTTTGGTTCTTTAAGTTCGAAAAGAAATATATTATTTGTTCGGTTCTTTAAGTTCAAAATTATAGTATTTATTTTTCAACTTAAAGACGCATACGAAAATCACCTTTTACACGTTTTTCTAGACCGCTTTTTTCTATAACGGCGCGTTTTTCGTCGTCTTCTTTTGCCTCCCATTTGTTTGAAACGAAATGTTGTCATCACACCAAAATGATCCGATACAAATAATTCATAACCGCTTTCTAATAATTCCGCGCCTTTTTCCGTCTCAAAGAACTCGCGTTTTTTCTCATCCGCCTCTACATTGCCTTTTGGATTAAATACCATATATTCACCATATTCTCTATTGTATTTTTCTACATTTGCCTCATAATCTGTAATACCATTTGAAACAAATAATGGAGAAGACGAAACATTTAAATGGACAGGCACATTATTTACTACTTCGCTCCTTAACGGGATTAACAAATCATTAAAAAATATCCCATCATAACGCAACGCTTTCTCCTCTAGTTTACTCAAATAACGAAACGTATTTATAGCCGTATTTTCCGTTAAACCTTCCCGAATTATTTTATTTGGGTCATCATTATGCAATTCTTTATACGAATCATACAAGTTTAAACCTCTTGGACCGACTAAAAACTTATGCTCAGACCATTTCATATCTGATGCTAATGGATCATATATTAAATGATTATTAGCATCTCTTACACCTGTATACGCTATTGAGTTTAACTCAAAATTAAAGTCACCTAATACAACTATGGCTTTTCTATCTACTTCGTCTATTTTTTGTTTAATAAACATTAACTGCTGTCGTCTACATCTCGCATAATTCTCCCATTTATATTTTTGCCCCGGAGATATTTCCGAGCCTGCTTGCATATACACATTAAATACAATTAGGTTATCAAACTCATACACTCCTAACGCATTATAATAACTGGAGTTTCCCTGAAGCATATAAGTTGTTGCCCTTTTTGCTGGATATTTGGATAACATGCTTGTTGTCGCATTTGCTCCATTTGCCTCTTGAAAAGCCATTTCTTCTTCTGTTGGATATAAATATGGATACATAGTTGTTATTTCTTCCTTATCCAATAAGTCTATAAATGTCCTTGTTGATTCTTGAATACATACAAAATCTGGACGGACTCTTTTCAAAAAATCCCTGAACGATGCCGTTCTAAGTCTCATTAAATCATATGTTGCTTCATCTGCTGAATGGATTTTGGGCACTTGACCGAACGTTCCCCTATAAAGTCCCAATGCGTTTTGTGTTAAAATAGTAAACTCCGACGGAACAGGAGTAAAAGTCAACGCTATTTCATCGCCATTTTTACGTTTTCTATAATGTAGACCATTTTCATATATTTTATCAATCGTTGCTTCTGTTTTTTGCTGTATAGCACAAGAAGTAGGATGATATTCTGGAGCATAACTTTTTAAACGGCCTTTTTCTTCATCCATCAAAACAAGTGTGTTTAATAATATAGCGGGATTATCTGGATCTTCCGTTTTATATTCTTCTCCATCATATTCAATCTCAAACGCTTTGACTGGTTTTCTAGGGTCTTGTATTGGTCCTTTTCCGTCCACTTCTTTTATTAAACGATTTCTCGGATTAATTGCGTTTCTGTCTGTTTCGTCTGGAGGAACATATTTGAACTCATAATTTGGATCACTACATAATTCTGGTCTATCATTTGGAACACATAAACTATAATTAACCTCATCTTGATCACACATTACAAAACCTTCTGGACATTTTTTTATATATGGTATTTTCGGTCCTCTATCTCTTGAGTCAGGTACAACTTTAATTCCCTGCGTTAATATACCTTTTCCCTTTTGATTTCTTACTTTTTTGGTTTTATATTTATACACCATTATATATAATTATATATAATTATATATTTATATACAGTAGATTTTATTTTACAATATATTATTATGTCGCATACATTAATCCTACATTTCCTCCAATAAAGTTCGCCACATTAATACGCTCCTCAAACAAATGTAAATCATAGTTGTAGTCATAAATACGCCAAGTCGGCTTATTTACGCCTATAATAGAGCCCGTCTCTGGATCACAAATGGTCAAACTTTGCGCTAAAGGGTCCAGCGGCGGAATAATAGTTGTAAACTCTAATTCTATTTGCGTAAATCGGCTCATATTAATTGCACCTGATGGCTGTAAGTCCGCGTTGTTAGAATGCAAAGCAAAATTATAACAATATAAGCCGGGGGGCGCATTACCGCTTGTTCTTGTATATTTTTCAATATAATCAAAAACACCTGACGGCTGTATGTTTTCTCTGTATGAGCCATCTAACAAAATACCCATTGCGACCAATATTAGCTTGTCATTTTCCGGATTATATGTTTGATTAATAACTAAACCCGTTAAGGTTCCGTCTGGATTGACACCGGGGCCAATATTAACGGGAGTTAGTATTCCATTGATTGTTTTGTAAATGGTGTAGCCGCCAGTTGCCGGTGCTTGAATCACGTTGAGAGGCAAATAATTATAAGGCCAATTTGTATAATTAGACCATTCGTTTCTTAAATTGGCGTCACTGCGTTGAAAATAAAATAGCCAATTGGTCACCATTCCTAAGGAATCCAATTGAACTTTATTTGGCCCCGTTACATTTGGAAAACGTTTTTCGTGAACCTGTTTAATCAAATACTTTTGCTCTTGTAAAGCAAAGAGCCTTTCTTCGTCGTTGGACAAAAAGCAATAAGTGCAATTTAAATGAATGTCCGTATTCCAGAGCGTCCTTTGGTCTACATAAGAGTTT